CTTTGACTAGCTCCCGTGCCTGTTCAGACATCTGCTTGTCTCTAGTCCTATCAATTGTTATTCCTAAGTATTCAATCTTCATCTTCTAAACCCTTAAAGTCATCAAGGTTATCAAGAAGTTTATCTTCAAACCTATCCAGTATTTCTTCTGGCTCAATATCTAACAGCTCACACAACAAGCACACGTCAAACATCATAGCTATTCTTTCTTTTAATTCATTCAGCAGTAGAGGCATAACGCTTAAGCTCCTTCATAGTTTCTAAAGTGAACCATTTAAACCCTTCCTTTTCGCACCACTCACTCATAGTCATCTTAGCTCCCTTTCTAATTTTCTTCTTATGGTTATACAGAATAAATATTAATTCCTGTGTCACTAATGAATCTCTTATTGCTTTATATTTCTGTGTATCACCAACTCTAAAGTAGCCCTTACATTCTATTAGAACATTACCTCTAACAAAATCAGGAATGTACCGTCTCTTAATAATATATGGTATGTGATAAGGCTCATACTTCCACTCCTTGGTTAGTTTATCAGCTGTGTCTGATTCAAATTTGTTTCTATATTTAATGGTATTTGTTTTCATCTTCACGTACAAAAGTAAATTCTAATTCAGAATCACCATCAGGTACAAAGTCACCTTCCAATAAGAACGGCTGTTGTAAACCTTCAAGCATCATAGCTAAGTCAGAAACTAAATCATCTTCTGTCTCACCTATCGGGGGTACAGGCTCAATAGAAAAGCTAATCATAGTGCCGTCAGTATCATAAAATACTTGACGGATAGAACAGCCACCATCTTTATCTATCACCCCTCGGTATGTCCAATTATCTTCGGTCATTTTTTCTTAATCTTTTTTACTGTGTGTTTAACCATCGCCTGAAACAATCTACTATCAGCAGAGAAAGGCTCACCATATAATTCCCACCCTTCAATTAGGTGTTTGTTAACGTCCCGTTCAAAATGTCTAGACCCTGTACCAACTACCTTATACTCCATCATAGTGTTATTTCCTGTACGTTTGGTTCCTTATTTACTACAGCCAGGAACCTTGGGCCAGTTGAGTAAGCGAATGCTCTCATATTAGGGTAGCATTCTCTCTTGTATTCACAGTAGGAACAACCCACTGGTAGTTTCATATTACCAGACTTGCCGTCAGGCACAAGCTCATAACAATAATCAGGTATGTTATCATCTTCTAGCATCTCCTTGATGTGTTTAATTCTAGTGACTATATCCTTATCAATCAGGTCTACTTTAGTCACTGCTAAGTAGCCATTCTGTTTATCCATAGCCAGGAACTGTGCCTCATCTGCTCCCTCAGCGTGGCCGTAGCCACTGATTTGGTCGATGTAACCGAAGGGGTCATCCCTTTCTATATCATTACTCTTAAACTTCTTGAAACCGTAGGTAGATGTGGACTTAACATCTGTTAAAACACCATCAATCTTACAGTCCATACTACCACTGACTCCCTCAACCTCAACTTTCTTTTGCTCATCACTTACTTCGTGTCCAGAAAGTTTAACCAAGGCCAGTAACATCTCTTCAATCAGGTGGCCATACAGAAACTTAATTAAAGTGGGGGCTCTTAACTTCTCACCTTTAATATGTCTGTGTTTGTACCATAACTTACGGTCTGGGTGTCCGATATTAGACATACGAAGAGTACGTGTATTGCCATCCCAGTTAGGGTATATCCAATCACGTAGTATTGTCTCCATATTAGTACCGAAATCTCTTATCACTCTCTCTGCATCAACTCTAGCTGGGTGAGATTTAGTCTCAGCTAGGTTATAGATGTCTTCAACCAGGTTATCTTTAGTGTGTTTCATTCCAACTAGCTCCTATTTTGTATTCGCCATCCAACGGACAACGGAGATTAAGTTCTTCACCAGCTTTTTTAATTGCCAGTACAGCAAGCTCGCCAAAAAGCGTAGCCTGTTCATCATTAACTTCTGTTTGTATTTCATCGTGTATGTTTCCTAAAAATTTATATTCTATACCCTTCAGTATAGCATCATTATCTAAAATAGCAAGAGCTTTTTTCATTACTATTGCTCCCGCTCCTTGCAAGAGAGTGTTAAGTGCTGAATGTTCTGACCTGACCCAGATTCTTCTGCCATCCAATCCTTTAAGGTAGCCTCTTTGAGAAGCCTTTTTAACTCTGTCTCGTAAATCTCTAAGTGATGGCGTATTATTGAGGAACTTTGTCTTAAGTCTCTTTCCATCCGCTTTGCTTCCAGCAACGATACTCCCGATTTTTGCATCCCCTGCACCATACAACAGTGCATAGATAAAAGTCTTTGCTGAATCTCGAGATTGAAGTCCCGAAGCCATTTGATTTGCTGTGTGTATATCTCCGTGTAATATTTCATTAATGTACTCCTTGTCTTTCATATAGTGTGCTAACATCCGTAGCTCTAACCCGCTGGCATCAACACCGACTAACTTCTTACCTTCAGGTACGGTCCATACTTCCCTACATTCCTCACCGTAAGGCGAGTAAGAGGCTGGTACTTGTGCTACATTAGGTGAGCTGTGTGTCATACGACCAGTAACTGCACCACAACTATTAACATAACCGTGTACCCTACCATCAATATCAATTGCGTCAACCCAGCTCTGAACCTGTGCCACTCTCTTCTGTAACATCAGGTACTCGGCAATTAGTTTAGCCTCTGGTATTTTAACACCCGTCAGTACAGATTCATTAACAATTATGTTACCTTTATCAGTAAACTTTAGAGGTTTCCACCCGAAGTGTTGAAGGTATCGGGCAATCTGTTTACGTGAACCTAAGTTAAACTGTGGCCAGTCAATCCTACTGAACGTACCACAGATAACATCTTCCCAATCTTCGTACCACTTAAGTCCAACCGAGGACATCTTGCCGTCCTTATTAAACTTAGGTGTTATCTCTTTGACGTATGTAGCAAGAGGATTAAATCTCTTCCTAACTTTTGTTTCAACATCAAATAGTTTCTGTCTCAAATCACCTAGTAAAAGGTTAGCTTTTCTCTCGTTAATAGTCCAACCATTCTCAACCTGTTTGTGGATTATACTGTGTATATCCATCTCAAGTTCTACACTTTCGNTACTAAATCCAGCAAGTTCTAACTTAAGTTGTGCGTAAGTTTTAGCAGTAACATCTACATCACGCTGACAATATTCAACCATCTTCCAAGAGAATTTATCCCACTCATTATGCTCCCCCTTAGGGAACAGTAACCGTTCACCCCAGCTGTTGAGACTATGACCACCTTCTCTCTGTGGGTTAGCTAACCTCGACATCACCAGCGTATCTTCTACTTCACCTTCCCACTTGAAGTCAGGGATGATTTTTTCCATAACGGGGATATCATATCCCAGAACATTATGGCCAATAATGCTAGAAATACCATTATCCCTGCACCAACTACCAAACCTGTTAATTTCATCAGCAAGAAATATATTGTTTGTTCCACTGTCTAACTCCTTAGCCACGATGACCCAGATTATATCTGGTTTCAAACCGTTAGCTTCTATGTCTAAAATAATCTTGCTCATATTAAAATTCCAGTTGTTGTTCCTTCATTCTACCAGTATATTTATCATAAAGCAAGCTTGTTGCTGGTCCAGTTAAACCAGAGAATCTATTTTTCAGTACACGTACCGTTGTAGTGTTACGAGATATCTCTTCATCAGCCTGTTGATTTCTTTCTAAACCAATCACCATATCAGATAGCTGTGCAATAGATGCCGAACCTCTAAGCTCTGACAGGCTAATCTGTCCACCTTCTTCGTGTCCCTTACCTAAGGGTCTGCGTAGGTGTGATACTAGGAACATACCGATACCAGTTTCCTGTACTATCTGTCTAAGCTTAGTCATTATAGAATCAATAGCTTTCCTTTCATCAGCCATCGCCTGGTCCGAGACTACAATAGATAGATGGTCCAGAATAATCCACTTACAATCTAATCCTTTAGCTAGGTAACGTACCTTACTTAATAAGTTATCCTCACTAGTGGAACCGAAGTGGTCGTGCATAAATATTCTATTCGTACCTAGTGTACGTTTCCAATAGCCTTTTAATTCTTCCTCTGGTATATCATTCTGAACGAGGTGTAAAGGTTTGTTCGCCTCGATACTCATAACACCTAAGGTGGTATTCTTTATGCTCTCTTCAAGGGCCAGTACACCTATGTTATCTGTTGTTGTTTTCAACAGGTAGTGTTCAAGCTCCCGAGTTATCTGAGACTTACCCATACCTGAACCACTAGTGATAGTAACTAACTCGCCCTGCCTAAAGCCGTAGGTTAGTTCATTAAGGCCAGACCAAGGGTAAGGTATAGATACAGTGTTAATCTCTTCCATAAGGATACTCCAGGTGTCCTCACCAGCAATAATACCATCAGGTGTGTACCCTTTAGCGTCCCACCACTGTCTAGTGAAGTTAGCAATCTGACCAGCCATTAGCATATCATTAGCGTCCTTCCTGTGTAGCTTACATATCTTAACTTTGTTAGGTGAAAACAAATCAACAACATCTTTTATTGCTTTCTCACCTGGCTTATCATTATCAAAACACAGCACCACATTATCAAAAGTCTCTAGGTACTCCAGTGAATTTTTAATATCTCTACTGGCTCCACTAGCACCACTTCTTAGACTGACTGCTGCATATTTATTACCGAACATCTGGTGAACAGCCATAGCGTCTAACTCACCTTCAGTTATGGTGATGAATTTACCACCTTCCTTAAAAACATTCTCACCGAACAGACCCACACCATTACTGTTACCTTGATAGGTAAATTCTTTAGTTGATGTTGTTCTTATTTTGTTACCGATATGCTCACCAGTATCTTTATTATGATAAGGATAACAGTGTCTAACAATATTACCATCACTGCCGTACTGTAAGGAAACACCATATTTCTTCACGACCTCATCACCGAGACCTCTATCACTTATCGCACCACCAGTACCTTCAAATTGTTCCATTTTATTATTCCTCGTTGTTGTTTTTACTTCAACTCTTACTTCACCCGAAGGTGCTTCCCAGTGTCCACAACCAAAACAATATCCCTGACCAGTAGAGTACCTTGCTAGGTTATCTCTGCTATTACAGCTAGGACATCTTTCGTGTGTAACAAAGGTGCCTTGTTGTTGTTGTTCCATATTCTAAGAGCTCCATATTTGCCCATACAGGGACTTTATTAGTAAAGTGAGACTACCCTACTACTTAGTATAGTAGAGTAGCTGTATAAAAGAATTTAGAACTCTTCATTTTCCACTGTTACTGCGTCAAACTCATCTAGAGCGTTGCCACCACCACTGTACTCAATCAAGTCAATTACCTGCACTGCGTCAAGTGATTTACCTAGACCATAAAGGTCCGTTGCTTGATGTTCATAGGTAGAGTACGCCACCTTAACTTTAGAACCATTACCAATCTTAATCGTTGAGTCCCAGCCGTGCTTGTTCTCATCAACTACAGTCGGTGCGGGTAACGAATTACCTTTGGCTGTGATTGGCTTACGTTTAAAAACAAAGACGTTGTTGTCCTTCATCTTAGGTTTAATACCTGACGCTATTAGTCTATCTCTTTCCTCATCATTAACCTTGAGGTCGATTGAATAAACACCTGGTTGTGGTGTGTATTTGTCTACCTTAGGCTCAAAAAGAGATGGGTATAATGCTTCACCTGTTGCTACTGCCATTTTATTTTTCCTTATCAGCTTTGCTGATTGTTAAGTTATATTATTATTGTGTGTTCTTTTATGGTAAACACTAACCAATTACATCTCTTGCCTGCACCCCCTATAATTGCTATATATATTCATTAGTACTACTAGTATCTAGTTATGGCTAGTAATGATTATCCTTTTATTACTCTTACTTTCTTTAACTTAACCACTAGTACCACTAATAACTATATATAGTATAATAAAATTATACCACACTTTTTAAGAGCTGTGTTTGTTATTCTTAAAATAATTTTCAACATAAGTTTTGTCCTCATCAACATCAAGTAAATCAGTGGTTAAAAAGCTGGCTCTTCTACAGCCATTACACATATCTAAATATTCACCTGTTTCTTTGTTCTTGTACACAGATTCGTTATCATTAAGTTGTTTATTACACGCTCTACATCTCATTTCGTTTCTCCAATAGTTCTTTTAATCTTCTAATGTCCCCTAGAAGTCCAGTAGTTGCTGTTTCTAGCTCTTTTTCCAGTGTACCCTTAGTGTGTCCCTTAGTGGTTACATAAAGTCTGCTATTATGGTCGTATTCTAACTCCCCTCTAGCCTCACAATCTAAAATAAAATCTGTAGTTCTACTCATCATCTTGCTCCTTTTCTGTTATTAATTCAATCGGTACTAAGTGAATAAATCCATTACTGTTTTCCTCAAACTTTTCCTGAGCTATTTTCATAGCCTCTCGGTCATCTGTAGCCAGTAGTGGACCAATTACTGCTATTGTACCAGTCCATTTTACATCAACTTTATATGTTTTCATAACTATTTTTCCTATACTGTAAAAGATTCACCGCAACCACACTTGGCTTTGGTTAGCGGATTATTAAATTCAAAGCCCTCATTTAGACCATCAATAATATAATCTACCTCTGTACCATCTATAAATACTAATGATTTTTCATCTACCACTATTTTAACACCATTAGAATAAAATTGTTTATCATCAATATTTATTTTATCAGCAAATTCTAACTGGTATGCGTAGCCTGAACAACCAGTTGTAGTGATTGATATTCTTAAACCAAACCCAGAGCCTCTCTTCTCTAAAAATTCTTTGACTCGATTAGCTCCGACTTCTGATATGGTAATCACCAACCCCCACTTCTTAGCCATTCGTTAGTTTCTGCAGGTGTTTCATTATCAATTTCCACCTCTGCAACCTCTACGTCATTATAACCGTCTAGCTCCCACTCATCAGCCAATTCCCACGCCTCATCTTTTGATAGGTAGTAGTCGTTGACTTCTGCACCACCTACATATACTGTATATCCAATCACACTCATACTTCCTCCCAACTACCATCAGTAACTACTTCTACCTTTAAAGAATCGTTAATATCCTCAATAAAATCTAAGAAGTCATC